TGATATTCTACAATCGTTTTTTCTTCTAGGTAAAAGTGGTTTATGTTTCAAACTATTTTTCATTATTAACAAATCAAATTCATCAGGTACTATTTTGTTTCTTTCATTTAAATCAAAAGCAATACCTCTTTCTGTATCAGCTAACTTTAAATAAAAAACCCCATTGACTGTGCAAGTATCTAAATGATCATGCCAACTGTTTTCATATGTATCTTTATCTATCAAACAACAAAAACATCTAGGTGTAGGATCTATAAAACTAATCTTTTTAAAAGTATCTTTACATTTTTTAAGAAACAATTGATATAGATTTACAAAATCATTATTAAGATCAATCTCATAATTATAACCCATACCTTCAAAAATTCTGTCTTTATAGTTTAAACAATGATCAACCATTTTATCTTTCTTTGTTTTAAAATCCTTTTTTAAATTATATTTTATTACATCAATCATCTTTTTTTCTAGATTTAAAGTATGCGGGTAACCCTAACATAGGTCTAGAATCATATTGATTAATTGCAACCTTACTATTTGTTTTGTTATTAAAATGATGAAACACTTGAACACACATGTTGCCTTCAAAAGGTTCTCTCCAATGTTTAAGTTCACAACCTTTGTAAGCTAATATATCTCCAGGTTTTAACACAAATTTTTTATCGTTTACATAAATAGGCCAAAGATCTCCTCCTAAGTTTAATGTAGTAGTAACTTCACATGCAGATCTGTCTGTGTGTTTTTTTAAAATGTCTCCTTTTTTATACACTCTTGCGTAAGCATAAGTTTCAATTAATTTTAATTTAGTAATTTTTTCTAACGCAGGTTTTATGTAGTGAAACAAAGTTTCCATCGCTTGATCTCCAAATATAGCGTATGTGTTAGGAACTTGTGGATCTATATAATAGCCATGATCGTTATTAAAAGGTGATATATATTTTGTATCTTTTAAAAGTTTATAATTAGCTTTTTTCATTTGCAGATATTTTGAACAAAATTCAGCAAGTAGAGGTGGTATTATATTTTTAACAACACAGTATTTATTTTTTTGAAAGCTCATCTTTAAAATATTTTTCTGGTAATGCAATTAAATTAAAATGAATAAACCTAAAAGGTTCTACTCCAGGGTCTACTATAAATTCATGAGGTAGGTAAGAATTAAAAAACATAAACTGACCTGGTTTAGGAGTTATATGTGCTTGTGACATGGATGTTGTTTCCGGATTTTTAAAAGGTAGCTTGGTCATCATAGCTCCAGGTCTTGGGTCATGAAACAATGGATAAGATGTTCTTTCACTACATTTTAAAAAGTAAAAACCAGATATGTGAGCATGATGAATATGAACTCTTTGATGTCCACCACCATTTTTACCAAACTCTTGTACCCATAATTCGTTAAAATCTACTCTGTGTTTTGACACATCATAACCTTGAGATTCTAATATGTTATAAGATGTCTGACCTACGAAGTTACCAAAGTCAACCATCTTTGGTTCTTCTACTAAAGAGACTGATGGATGACTTAAACCAAAATCTCCAATTTTCTTTTTATATAATTTTTCTCTTTGNTTAATATTTGGCTTACTTAATTGTTTAGCTTGTTTAATATATTTTTCTAAAGCTTTATTTAAATATAAAAAATTTGGTTCTTCAACAATATATATAGCTGTTTCAAATAATTTATGTACTTTCATTTTTCTCCTTTATTTAAATGGATAACCCAAATGCCAAAATACAAGTGAGTATCTTACTCCTTTCGTAACTGGCTTTACTCTGTGCCAAACATATGACGGAAATGTTATCACAGTTCCTTTTTTTTGCAACTCCTTACATTCTGTTATATGACTTGCAGATCCTTTATTTCTATCAGGGTCTTTGTTTCTAAAATCAAATTCTAACTGTCCTCCTTCATATTCTGAAGCATCATTCAATGAAACAATAGAGGACATCTTTCTCATTTTACCATGAGCAGGGTGCCCTGGTTTATGATATACAGGAGGATTTTGAATACTATCACAGTGCCATCCATAATATTTACCTTTGGTATATTTAGTAAATTGCACGGCTTCGCTATAATCCCAATCATAGTTCCAACCAGCTTTTTCATTTGCTGCTTGAACAATTCCATTGATACCTTCGTAAACCCACTGTTCTGAAAGCCATTTTACAGTAGTATCTCTTTTTTCTTTTTTTTGAGTTTTAAGTTTGTAATTTTTTATTTGTCTTTGACCAATAATTGCTTCCACATATTTTTCTTCTTTAGCCAGTTTAAATATGTCATCTATATAAGTGACGGGCAATGAATTTACATGCCAGTAGTAATAATTTTCAAGTAACATCTTAATTCTTTATAAGACGTATATAAACTATTGATTATGGTTGTAAAGATTAAATATCTACCCAAGTAAGGTTAACTGCATCCCAATATTGACCTAAGCCATTTAACCATCTAACATTGTCTTCATCCCATTGAAAAAGGTTTAAAGCCATAATAGTATTAGGTGGTGGATCGTATGGGTCCGGCATATCGTTATTGATTGTCAATGGTGGAGTTACCGGTGCATCCCACATAGTTACATTTTCACTTACATTAGCAACAAATGAAGCATATGGTTTTACATCAGTAAACATTGAATTTGAATAGCTCCAACCAGTATCCACAGCAGCTGCATGAGTTGAAGCAGCATTTACTTCTACAAAATTATCTGTAGTATTACAACGAGCTTGACACCATGCTACCGGATCACTTTGGTCAGCACTTACCCCTATGATGTTAGTAACTAAGTTGGCTGGATTTATTTGTGCATATTTTTTAGCCATATTAACCTAAACTTAATGTTCCCGTTACGTTAAATGTAGCGTATGTACAGCTTCCTGTTGTAGCCGTAGTGTTGCATCCAGGTGCAACTGTTACTCTACAAGCACACGCCGTTGGATATCTTAAAACAACTCTTCCGCTTCCACCTTTTTGTCCGCCGGATCCGCCTCCGCCGCCACCGAGTCCATCAGTTCCAGCTTGTGCGATTTGTCCTTGAGAAGGGTGGTTAGATGCGTTTCCGCCTCCGCCTGATCCCCCAGATCCTCCTGAATAACCTGGCCAATAAGCAAACCCTCCGCCGCCTCCAGCATAGGTTACACCGGAGCCTGTAATTGAATTAGAAGTTCCGGCTCCACCAGGACCTCCATTACCTAATCCATTGAATGGTGGGTTTGAAGGTTGTGGAAGAGCTTGACCATTTGAGCCTGTTGAGCCCGATGCTCCGCCTCCGCCACCTCCCCCTCCGGGGATATAAGTTTTTGTTCCACCGTTAGCACCTTGAGGTGGTGATACAGGTGGTGTATTTCCATTACCTACACCATTAGGTTGGTTCTGACCGCAAGTTCCTCCTGAACCGCCGGCTCCACCATCTCGTGCAAGTTCTCTAGTTGTGCATGGGTAAGGATATGCTCCTTCACTTTTACCACCACCAGCAGATGTAATATCACCAACTGATGAGTTTCCTCCAGCTCCACCCGATCCACTGGCTGCAACGCCAACGCCGACTGTAACTGTGTTAACTGCTTGTTCTAATGTAATTTTAGTTCCTCCAGGAAAAGATGTACGCATTCCTCCGCCGCCCCCGCCTCCTGGGCCAGCTGCTCCTCCTCCGGCAACAATTAAATAATCTACATCAAGAGGTTCAACACTTCCTGATGTTAATCCAAATCCTTTTGAGCCTGCGGCTCCAAAACTTCCTAGTAGTGGCATAATCTTTCTCCTCCTATTTTATTACGCAAACTGTGTTAGAGAAGCTAACGCTGTGAACGTAGCTGATCCAGTTTTTATTATAGTATATGAATAAACGTCTAAAGAGTTTGCATTTCCAGCAGATGGAGCTGTTCCACCTTGCCATTCTGGAGTTATTGACGAACCATCAATAGTAACTGCACTATTGTAATAAGGTGTACCACCTTGTTTTACAATGTGAGCAACCGTTATTGATTCACCTGTATCCATAATTGAATCTAAAGATGCAGAACCACTTCCTCTAATATTTAGAGTCCAGTTAGCTGCCGCATCAGTTGTTAAATTCCATACTGCTTGAGTTAATACATCATAGTTTAATGTACCAGTCGCAGCTGTTGCTTCAGTTGTAACTTTTTCAGCAACACTTTGAATTTTACCTTGACCATTAAAAGTTACTCTACCAACTCCTTTTGGTGTAAGGTTCATGTCAATGTTAGTGTCACCACCCGTTACAGATAATGCTGGTGGGTTAGTTGTAGCTGCGTTAGCTACTGTAAATTCATTAACCGCTGATCCAGTTGTTGAAAAAGTAATTTGTTGGTTACCATTTTCATCAATGATACCTGTTGAAGTATCGATAGTAATATTCTTACCATTTGCATCTAGGTCTGCTGAAAGTTGTGGTGAAAAATCAGATGATAAATCTGTAAACGCTGTATCAACAACGTTAGTTCCATCTGAATAAATCATTTTAGTGCCTTTGTCAGCTGCCGCCCAAGTTACTCCAGTTCCTGAAGTAGTTTTGAAAGTTACTGTGTAAGCACCAGTAGTTGCGTTATCAACTATAAAAGTTTTTTCAATTGAATCAGGGATAGTTACGTTAACTGCTCCTCCGATTGTACCTGTTAATTTTAATACTTGGTTTTTTCCATTTGATATTGCACCATTAGAAAAAGTTAAAGTTGCACCTGATGTAATACCAACTGCTTCATAACCACCAATTGCTTGTTCTAAAATTAATAAGTTTGTATTAGTTATTTGTCCCCAAGTTCCTGAGTTTTCCCCAGTTGCTTGGACTGTAAGTTTTAAACTTGCCGATGTAGAGTTCGCCATTTTTTATCTCCAATTCTTAGTATATTATAAATTATTTTAAATAGTGTCAAACACTAATTTTAAGCAGCATTTGTAGGAACTTCCTGCCATCCTGGAGGTGTCGTTGGCGCTGAACCTGTATCGACTGCATTCCAAATCAGTACATTTGTACCTGTACCTTGATTAATTGTCAAGTTATTTCCAGTAGGAATTACCTTACCTTCTCCTAGAACTGTAACAGATCCTACTCTAACTTGTTGTACTCCTAGACCCGTAATTGAAGGGTTTGTAACAGCATCTAAAGTAGCTGTTCCAAGAGCTGCTGTTATTGGGAAAATATCGTCAGTATCTGGTCTATATAAACCATTACCCCATCTAGACTCGCCCCATGTTCCATCACTCCAACCCATAGCGGCTAGTGGAGCAATATTAGCATCTCCTATAATATTAAATGTATCACCAGCAGCTAAAGCAATAGCCATAACATTACCAGTAACTTGTGCATCTGGAGCTGGATCTGCACCAGAGAAGTTTTCTAACATACTCATTACAAGAGTATTTGTTTGTCCATTACCCCATGCGCTAAAGCCCCAAGTTGATCTGTATCCCCAATAACCTGGACTAAATGCATTTACATCTGCTATCGTAGTGTTATCAAGAACTGCTGTCCCTAACGTAGCAGACATCGCTATTCCAGATACAGGAATAACAGCAACATCAAATGTTAAACTCATTCCAAGAGGGAAACCAGTTAATATAGGACCAACTTTAATACTTGTAGTTTCATCACCTTGAGTCATTGTCATGGCTCTACCAACGGCATCTACATTAGAATCTCCATCAAATGATAATCCTGCACTACCTTCAAATGCAGTCATTGCAATACCAGTAGGCTGAGCAACCATAATAGAAGCTCCCCAACCTTCTACGCCCCAACCATCTGAACCCCAACCTGTATTAATTTCGTTATCGATTGTTACGCTCGATTGAGCCATAGTCATTGGGAAATTTCCTGTGGATGTTTGACCAGCAATACCCCAAGCATTGATGTTCCATCCTAGTCGTCCCCAACCAGCATTTATTTCTGTTTCAATTAAAATTTGTGTGCTAACAGCCATTGTAGCTGCAACACCACTAGGTAAAGTTGTTCCAAAACCATTCCAAATTTCAGAACCCCAAGTTGATCTTCCCCAACCTGTGCTAGCAAATGTATCTGGCGTTCCTAGACTTGCTGATAAACCAAATCCAGTTACTAATTGATTTCCTGTATTGACTGATCCCCACTCACCAATGCTCCAAGTGTTTCCACCCCAACCTTGACCAGGGAAAGATACTTCATCACCTAAGACTGTAGTTAATAGTTGACCAGTAACAGAAATATTACTTGTTATAGAATTCCAAGAGTTATCTCCCCATGCGTTTGCACTCCAGGAATTATTGACCATGTCCATGTCACCACCCATGCTAATGCCATGGACGTAACATAAATAATAAAAATCAGAAAAAGAACTTGCAGTAATTTCTATATAACGGACGCTCGCTGCGTTGAACGTTGTAGTGTTAGTGTAGTTAGCTTGATTGCTAGCTCCATCTAAATAATAAGTTACACCCGAACTAATAATACCAGCTGTTGAAGTGGTTGTAGAAAATATTAGTGGGTGATTATCGTTAGAAGCTGCGCTTTGGTCCAGGCGCAAAGTTGCACCCGGTACCCATTTGAAACTTAAATACCTAACCGTATCAAAAAAATATACGTTACCTGTACCGCCGGTATACGTTGTGCCGGTTGCGACGGTTACGTTATATGTTTTGTCCGCCATAGGAGGTTACCTCCTACGATTAACCAGAGATCCTTAGAATCGCTGCTGTTGATGTTGGCGCTGGAAACTGAATAGTGAACGTACCAGAAGTTGCTGTTTTATCTGCTCCAAAATCTAGAATACAAACTGCTGCATTTGTAGTGTCAGAAGATGTATTGTAGATCATAGCACCTCTAGCTGTTAACGTCACTCCAGTAAAAGATCTGTCTGCGAAGTCAACTCTCGCTACGCCCGCAGTAATCGAAGTTCCATTGTTAACAAGTAATCCACCACCTGAAGTGTATTGACCACTGTTTCCAACTTGACTTGTAGTTGTGAACGATGTTGTTGCAGAGTTTAGAGTTGCTGTTGAAGAGTAAAGAGCTAACTTGAACTTGTCACCACCAGTTTGTTTGAAATTCATATCAGCTTCTAAAAGCTGNTTCTTAAATG